CCGCAACTCGTCCACCCAAGGTGCGATCACTCTGACCCCGCTCCTGACGAGCCCCCAACTCACCTTGAATGGAACGCTTTTGAACTTCTTGACTGTGACCCCAAGCGTGGCGAACGCTTGGCCCGGCGCTCAGTTTGAGATCATAAATAATGGCGTTCTAGGTATCTTTGGCATCAATATCGCTGGCCTTCTTGGCGGAACGCTTCCGCTTTTGGCTGGTGGCCGTCGCGTTCTGACTGCTGTCAACAATGGCGGCACAATGGCTTGGACAGGAGCATAAGATGGCTGATCCGTGTGAAGGCATTACCCTTGGCGAACTGTGGCCCGGTGGCCCGGTTGTCGTGAAGGTTGAGAACGGCAAGGTCGCTGTTGGTGGTCTGGCCGTTGGAGGCTTCCCGATCATGGTTGAGTTCGAATGCGCGACCTTCCTTGAAGGTCTCTACTCTCTGCTCGATCTGCTGGGGATTCCGCACCCGTAATGGCCGACGAAAAGCGCGATGACGGACTGACGGGCCTTGAGGCTATCCACGCGGAGGCGATGGAGCTTTACGACCTGTCCATCAATGCCGACTCCATCAACCGGGAGCGGCAGCGCGAGGATATCCGCTTCGTCAAGATGCTGGAGCAGTGGCCCGAGGACGTTAAGCGCTCTCGTGAGGAACAGGGCCTGCCTTGTCTGACGGTCGATCAGCTCAACCCGATTGTGAATCAGGTGGTCAACGACTGCCGCCTGAACAAGCCCGCGATCAAGGTGAAGCCGGTTGACAGCCAGGGCGACCCGAAGACGGCGGAAATCCTAGGTGGTCTGATCAAGAACATCGAATATACGTCTAACGCTGACGTGGCTTACGATACAGCGGTTGACTACAGCGTCTCCTCGGGTCGTGGCTACATGCGTGTAATCACTGATTACGCCCGTAGCGATACGTTTGAGCAGGACCTGTTCATCAAGCCGGTTCCTGACCCGCTGACCATCGTGCCGGACGTTTACAGCACGGCTGCTGACTCCTCGGACTGGACCTATGCTTTCGTTCTGGAGCGGGTGACGAAGGCTGACTATCGCCGACGCTTCAAGCGCAAGGACGTGGTGAATTGGGACACGCTCGCCACGCTGGACAACGACTGGTTCGGTGACGATTGCGCGACTATCGCGGAGTATTGGAAGCGCGAGGAAGTTGACGCTTGGGTCGTCATGCTCTCGGACGGCAAGACGGAGAAGGTCGAGGAGGAGCCGGAAGAGGGTCAGGTGCTGACCGAGGGTCAGCCTGCGATTGATCCGTTTACAGGCCAACCCGCAATCGACCCGATGACCGGGGAGCCTGTCTGGATTGTCGAGCCCGTGACCGTCATAGCCATTCGCGAGACGACGGCATACAAGGTCACGCAGTACATTGTTTCGGGCAAGGAAGTTCTCGAAACCGTGGATTGGCCGGGTCAATATATCCCGATTATCCCGGTTTACGGGAAAGATTTCTTCTTTGAGGGCCGCCGACACTTCCTCTCTCTGGTCCGTCCCGCTTTCGACGCCCAGCGGATGAAGAACTATTGGCGCTCCATGAGCACCTCAATGGTGGCTCTGGCTCCGCGTGTTCCATTCATCGGGCATGAGACGGCTTTCCAAGGCGAGGATGCGGGCAAATGGGAAACCGCTAACAGCGAGAATCATGCGTTTATTAGCGTGCCGGACGGTGCGCAGATTCCCCAACGCCAGCCCAACCCTGTCGTGTCCACCGGGATGCTTCAGGAGGCCATGAACGCGGTTGACGACATCAAGTCCATTACAGGCGTGTTCGATGCTTCCTTGGGCGCTCGCTCGAATGAGACTTCTGGTCGGGCGATCATCGCAAGGCAGCGCGAGGGTGATGTTGCGACGTTCAACTTTATCGACAACCTGTCTCGCGGTATCCGCTGGCTTGGCGTGGTTCTGGTCGATCTGATCCCGCATTACTTCTCGGTTGAGCGTATGGCCCGGATCATCAACCCGGACGGTGATCCCCAGACGGTCAAATTCGTCTCTCCTGAACAGATGCAGCAATACATCCAGCAGGTAGGCGAGTCGCAAGCCCAGATGGAGGAAATCTACAGCCTCGGCCTCGGCAAGTACGACATTGCGGTGGAGTCCGGACCGTCGTTCACCACGCAGCGTGAGGAGGCCAATCAGTTCTTTGTCGAATTGATGCGCGCCCTGCCTCAGTACGCCGGCTTGATCGCTCCTGCGGCCCTCAAGACGTTTGACGCGCCGGGTGTGGTCGAACTGACCAAGCAACTGCAACAGCGCATGGATCAGGCTGCTCAACAGGCAGGGCAACCGCCCCAGCCGACTCCGGAAGACATGATCAAGATGAAGGAAGCGGAGCAAAAGGCGCAACAGGCTCAGGCGGACAACGAGATCAAGCGCCAAGAACTGGAACTGAAGGCATTCGAAGCCGAGACCGACCGCATCCGCGTTTCATTGGAGGCGCGAGAACCCGCTCGGATGCCTCGCGTCTGAGCCTAACCGGGGCTTTTCATTCCCCAAAAACAGGAATAAATAGAACAAATGACCGACGTAGTGACCCAAGAAGCCGAACAGGTGGACGGAGCTGCTGAAGATCATGACATCACCCAAGGTGACGTTGAGGTTTCCGGCGACCAGCCCAAAATGGACGAGGACGAAGAGTCCGGTGATCCAGAGGGTGACGATCCCGAGGCCGATCCAGCCGAGGGGGATGACGAGTACGAGGACATTGAGCGCGACGGGAAGTCCTATAAGCTACCCAAGGCTCTCAAGGCCGATCTTCTGCGGATGGACGATTACACCCGCAAGACGATGGCCCACGCGGAGAATGTGAAGGCATTTGAAGCGCGTGTTCAGGGTTTCGACGCGGCAACCAAGGTGGTTGAGAAGGGTCGGATTGATCTGGCGCAGGTGAATGAGCGGCTTTCGGCCCTTCAGGAACTTACCCCGGACGACTGGCGCGAAATCGACCGCATGGACCGTGCGAACGGAACCCGAAAGTACGACGAACTGCAACGTGAGATGCTGGCGCTTCCTAACAAGGCGGCAGAAATCACGAAGACCCTAGAGGCAGAGGGACAGAAGGCAGCGGAGGCGCAGCGGGAACTCACCGTGAAGCGCCAAGGTGACGCCGAAGCGATCCTGCAGCGGGAAATCAGCGGATGGAGCCCGGAAGTCGGGGCCAAGCTGGCTGACTTTATCCAGACCAAATACGGGGTCACGACCGCTGATGCGGGAACGGCCAAGTTCGATGCGGCTCTGGTGAAGATGGCTCACGCAGCCCAACGACTCGATGCTCTGGAAGCAAAGAACGCGACCGCGAAGAAGGCGGCTGACGTGACCAAGAATCCTCCTCCGAAGGTCGCCAAGCGCGCGGCTCCGGGCGAGTCCTTGGAAACGTTGTCGGCAGCTGAATTCGCCAAGCGCCGTAATGCACAACTCGCGAAGAAATACACCTAAACCCCTGCCTAGAGGAAATCATGGCGAACAGCATTCTAACGCCGTCGATCATTACGAAGGAAGCGCTGCGCATCCTTCACAATGAGACGACCCTGCTCAACAACGTGAATCGCTCGTACAACGACCGTTTTGCCAAGTCGGGCGCGAAAATCGGTGAAACCCTCAACATCCGGAAGCCCAACCAGTTCAAGATTCGTCGCGGACGGGTTGTTCAGGTCAATGATGTTGTCGAGGAAACCATCCCGCTGACCGTGCAACAGCCGGTCGGTGTCGATCTGGAGTTTGACTCGCGCGAGTTGACGCTCTCGATTGACGACTTCTCGGAGCGCTACATTCGCCCTGCCGTCTCACGTCTGACGGCTGCGCTCGAATCCGACATGATGAAGTATATCCTTCCTCGTGTCCCGAACGCGGTTGTGAACGCTGGCGCGATGAGCCTGTCGCAGGCCCTGAACGCCAAGGCCAAGCTGAACGAACACCTCGCCCCGTCGTCGGATCGTTACGCTTTGGTCAACTCGCAACAGTCGGTGGACGTGGTTGAGGGGACCTCCACTCTGTTCAACAACCAGACCGAAATCGGAAAGCAGTACCGTGAGGGTCGTATGGGTCGTGCCGCTGGCTTCGACTGGTACGAAACCACGACTGCTCCGCGCTTCTTCGCGGGTGCTGGCACGGGCTATCTGGTCAACGGTGCGAACCAGCAAGCCGCTGATCAGAGCAAGCCGGGTGAAGTTCAAACGCTGGTTGTCGATACGGGAACGGGTCTCCTGCCTGAAGGCACCATCTTCACGATGGCTGGCGTATTCGAGGTCAACCCTGAGACCAAGGACCAGACGGGCCGCCTGCGTCAGTTCACCGTCATCAACAACAACGGCACGAACGCCACGAGCCTCGTGATCTCTCCTGCTATCGTCACCACCGGTGCGAAGCAGAACGTCTCGGCGGCCCCGGCTGACAACGCTCCGCTGACGCTGGCGACCACGGCCTCGAACAACTACGATCAGGGCCTGTTCTTCCACCGCGACGCATTCACCCTTGTTACGGTCGATCTGGAAATGCCGAACGGCGTTGACTGGAAGGCACGCGAGACGCTTGACGGCGTTTCGATGCGTCTGGTCCGTGATTGGGACATCGTGAACGACGTGTGGGTCACTCGTCTGGATATTCTGCCCGCCTATGCGGTTCTGTATCCGGATTGGGCCGTCAAGGCTCTGTCCCGCGCGACCCCGTAAGCCATACCCTCAAGGAGAAACTAACATGGCTCTCAATCAACTTTCCAAGTACGGCTCGGACGGCAACGCTCTGGGTCAAGCTCCGGCTGACAAGGTCGGATTTTACGGGGCTCAACCCGTACCCCAACCGATCCTCGCAGCCGGAGCTACCGCCGCGCAGATCGTTGACGCTCTGACCCTTCTGGGTCTGACGCGGAAGACGTAAGTCTGATAGGGTGTTGGGGGCTTCGGCCCCCTTCATCTTTCGGAGCAAAAATGACCCTCAACGAACGCTTCTTCTCTAAAGTCGAGATGGACCCGAACGGCGGCTGCTGGCTGTGGTCGGGCTGTCATCACTATAAGGGTTATGGGCTGTTCAACTTCGCTGGCGTCAGAAAGATGCGCGGGGAGGACAGGGCTCATCGTTCGTCGTGGATCATTCACAATGGCCCGATCCCAGAGGGGAAATGGGTCCTGCATAAGTGTGATGTGCGGGCGTGTGTGAACCCGGACCATCTGTTTTTGGGCGACAACGACAGCAACGTTGCTGATCGAGTAGCCAAAGGACGCTCTTGGCGCGCACAAGGCGTAAAGCACCACAACGCAACGCTAACTGACGAACAGGTCCGAGACATTCGCTCTCGTTTGGGGCCGTGGGGTGCGGGCATCGCTCTGGCCCGAGAGTACGGCGTCTCAAAGGGCATTATTTCCGCGATCAAGCGCGGTCGTTCTTGGGCGCACGTCAAATGATCGCACAGTGGCCGCAATACTGGTTCCGTGGTGAGGAACTTCGCCTGATTAAAGAGGGCGAGGAAATTCCTGCGGGCTGGACGGACCATCCGACGCCGTTCAATGGCGCTCACCCGTCGCACTTCGATCATGACAAAAACGGCGAGCCGGGAGGTTCCTTCCCTGCTGCTCCTCAACCCAAGCGCCGTGGGCGTCCGCCGAAGGTGAAACCACAAGATGGCGTTTGAAACCTACGCAGACCTGAAGACGCAAGTTCAGTCGTTCCTATGGGACCGACCTGATGTCGTCGTGCAGGTCCCGACCTTCATTCAGCTTGCCGAGACCGAAGCGCGCCGTCTGCTGCGCACTCGTGAGGTCTCAGATAGCGTGCCGTTCACGCTGGCGAGCAACTTCAAATCCATTCCCTGCGACATGGGACAGATCAAGGCAGTCAAGGTTCAGGACGGGAGCCTGAGTGACGGGCGCGATCTGGATTATGTGGCTCCTGAGTCGTGGTCCGGCATTGCCAATAGCGAGAAGACGGGAACGCCTCGCTTCTACACCGTCATTAACGACAAGATCATGCTATGGCCGGTCCCCACGGAGACGCTTAATGGCGTGATCGTCTATGTCGGATCGTTCTGTCCTCTGTCGGACACCAAGACCTGTAACTGGCTGCTAAAGCGTCATCCCGACATCTACCTCGCGGGAGCCCTGAAGTGGGCCAAGATGTGGTTGATCGACGACACGCAGGATTGGGCGACGCCGTTCTATTCCGCCATTCAGGCCGCGAACAAGGACAGTCCGCGCGTGCAGATGAACACAAAGCTGCGAGCCGATGAGGCCTCGATTACGATGAACCGTCGTGGCTGGAATATCCGCACCGGAGGATTTGCCTGATGGCTTTCACGCCGACCACGCAGAATGTTCAGCCCGTTGTAGGGGGTTCCGCCGACACTTGGGGGGGCGTTTTGAACGCTCGCCTTGGCGAAATCTACGTCGATTTCCAGTCTCTCGCCACGCAGTTCAACACTACGCAGGCCTTGGCGACTGCGGCTTTGCCAAAAGCCGGAGGCACGATGACAGGCCCGATTGCCCTTGGCGATCCGACGCCGAACACGGCTGGCAGCAATGATGCTGGCTTCCGTGGCGTACCGATGGTGGCGATTGACGCAGACCGCACGTTCGTTGCTGCCGACAATGGGAAGTGCATCCGGCTCACGGGCTCAACCGCTCGGAACTGGACGGTTCCTCCTTCCGTTCTTCCGGTTGGCGCTGTGATCGTTCTGCGCAATGCGGGGACTCAGAATATCAGCCTCCTTCGCGGCGTTGGCGTCTCTATCCGGCTTCCGGGTATTGCTACGGATGCCAACAGGACGATTGTGCCTCAAGCGTGGGTGTCGATCACGCAAGAGGACGTTAACCAATGGGTCCTCTCGGGGATTGGTGCGTCTTGAGCGGTGTTCTGGCGGCTCTGGCTACGCAGGCGGGCGTCCGTGTCAGCGTCTCGCCAACGACTGCCACCGGCTCACAGACCGGCGGTGGTCCGGGCAATATCGTCACGAACAATTCCGTATCGGTGACGGTCAATGTCCCCGGTACGCATTCCTACGCTTGGGTTAAAGTTTCGGGCGACCCCGGCATAGAGGCTACTGCGCCAACTTCGCCTACTACCTTCTTCCGCGCTTTTGTCGGGGCTGGATCGGAGGTTGCCTCAGGTCTTTTCCGCTGTGATGTAACGGTCAACGGACTAGTTTATCCGACCGGAACGGTATTCGTGCAGTTGGTGAGGGACCTCTGATGCCGTTCGTGGAAGTCGATCCTCCTCCGGGTCTTCGCGCGGCTGGTACGAAATATCAGTCCAAAGGCTTCTATCGCGACTCCGATCTGATCCGCTGGGAAGCGGGCAGTCTCAAGCCTATTGGCGGTTGGCAAGCGCGCACCTCTGATCCTCTGGAAGGCGTGTCTCGTGCTGTGATGACGTGGGCGGACAATACCAACCAAAGCTGGATCGGGGTGGGAACGCACACTCACCTATATGCCGTGACGCGGTCGGGCTCGGTGAGCGATATTACACCTGCCGGGTTCACGCCCGGTCGTCAGAATAGCGACGTGGGCGGAGGGTATGGAACAGGCCTTTACGGAACGGCCCTGTACGGCACGCCACGTCCTGACTCGACCAACATCCTAGCCGCTTCTGTCTGGACGCTTGACACCTTCGGAGAGAACCTTGTCGGGGTGATGGACTCCGACTCCACGATCTACGAATGGCCTCCGGGTGATCCTGCGGCGGATGCCGTTGCCAATGCGCCGACTGCGAGGGCAATTCTGACCACGGCTGAAGGCATCCTCATGGCCTTGGCTGCGGACAATAACCCGCGATACATCAAGTGGTCGGACATCCAGAACAATACGGACTGGACGCCTACGGCAACGAACCAAGCCCGCGATCAGCTCTTGCAGACGCAAGGCGAGATCATGACGGGCAAGAGGGTCCCCGGTGGAAACCTGATCCTGACGGATGAGGGGGCTTTCCGTGCGACCTACGTTGGCGCTCCGTTCGTTTATCAGTTCGACCGGGTTGGGTCGGGCTGCGGGATTGTCTCTCGCCAAGCCATCGCTGTTACGCAGCAAGCGACCTACTGGATGGGTCGCAACGGGTTCTTCGTTTATAACGGTTTCGTTCAACCGCTTCCGTGCGACATTCAGGACGTAGTGTTTTCGGATTACAACTCGCAGCAGGAGGCGAAGGTGTCTGCGGTCCTGATCGCGGAACACAACGAGGTGTGGTGGTTCTACTGCTCCTCCGACTCCATCGAGATCGACCGCGCCGTCTCCCTCAACACAGCAGAGGGAACGTGGATGTTGCATCGTCTCGTCAGGACGGCTGGAACAGGGTCTAACGGGGCTTTCCAGTATCCTGTGATGGTCGGGATGGATGGGATCATCTATGACCACGAGATTGGTAACGCTCGCGACGGTCGCCGGCCTTATGCCCGAACAGGTCCGGTGGAGATCGGGCAGGGCGATAACGTCATCATGCTCAAACGCTTCATTCCGGATGAGCGCGCTGCTGGCTCTGCGCGGGTGACGTTCTTTGGTCGGACATGGCCGACCACGCCTGACATGCAGAACGGCCCTTATGACGCGACGTCTCCGTCAGACATGCGCGCGACGGCCCGTCAGATGGAGATTCTGTACGAGGGCGCTCCTGACGTTGACTTCCGCATCGGCAAGTTCCGCTTTGATGTGCAAGCAGGAGGTCGTCGATGATCGCGCCTAGCCCTCAGTATGACTACACGAACGAAGCTCAGTTCCGCTCCCAGCTTGAACAGGACCAACTCAAGTCGGTTCGGACTGACAAGGCGGTTCCCGCCATTCTGATGATTGGGGATGAAAGTCCCCCGAAGGTTTATCGCGTCAGCATCGTCGCGGGCGCTTTGACGGCGGTTGCCCTATGACGTGGCGCATCTGGATTTCTCAAGCTCTGTCCACGCAGGACACCCACGCGCTTGAGGACGTTGAGAAGATGATTGAAGATGGTTACGCGAAACTCTGGGAGGGCGAGCATAGCGCCGCCGTCACCGAAATAATCCAGTACCCAAGGCTGAAGAGCCTTCATCTTTGGCTCTGCGGCGGCGACATGGAAGAGATCACCGAGGTTATGCTTCCGAAGGCCGAGAAATACGCTCGCGAACAGGGCTGTACGAAACTCACTACGGGTGGCAGAAAAGGTTGGGATAGGGTAATGAGTAAGCACGGATTTACCCCGGTCGCGTCGATTTGCGCAAAGGACATCTCCAATGGGATTTAGTTTCGGCGGCAGCAAGCAAAAGCAGACCGAGAACACAAACCAGAACACGACGCAGACGTTTACGCCTGACGCCGGGTTCATGAACCTGCTTAATCCGATCCTTGAGCAAGGCCGGACTTACATTTCGCAGGGTTATCAGGGCGTTACGCCGGATCAGATTTCTGGCTTCCAAAACCCCTTCCAGCAGGGCGTGGTTGACTCGACCAACGCGACTATTCGCCGTCAAGGAGACTTGGCGACGAACGACATCAACTCCAAGGCAGCGGCTGCTGGGGCGTTCGGTGGTTCGGGATGGGGTGTTCTGAGGGGGGAGAATGAGCGCGCGGTCAACGATGCGATTGCAGCATCCACGGCAAGCCTGAACAGCCAAGGCTATAATCAGGCGCTTTCCGCTGCGATGCAGGAGGCTCAGAACCGTGCAGGCTTCCAACTTAACTCGCTGGGTTCGTATGGCTCCCTTCTGGGGCTTCTCGGCGGCTGGGGGACTACGACGGGCAACACGCAAGGCACGTCTAACCGCAAGGGCAGCGGTATGAATTGGGGCGTTGCAGGACAACTCTGATGCTTCAGCAACTCGGACAATCGCCGCTGAACTTCCTTGCCTTGCTGCAAGCGGGTCGCCGTCTTCAGGGCCAGCCGATGATGGCGGATGCTGGCGACGAGGCGTTTCTTCAGCGCTACCAGCAGCAGGGCTTTGAGGGCCAGCCGTTCAACGCGCCTCAGCAGCAGGTCCTGCCAAACACCGCGATTACCGATCCGGTGACGACGCCTCAGCGTGGGCGGGTCAATCCTCTGAACGTTCTTGGCCGTGTTCTGGCCCCTAATACGTTCGGTGCGATTGATGCAGAGCGCCAGCGCCTTCAGGCTGAAGCAGAAATGCCTCAACGCAACGCCCGTATTAACGCGGTTCTATCGCGCATCGACGACCCGCGTGAGGCTGCGCTGTTCCTCGGTCTCGGTGGCGAGGATTGGCAAAAGAACGTCGGCGCTCAGTTCGCTCCGCAAGTCATCGCCGAAGGCGGCGTTCAGCGAGTCGCCGGTACGGGTAACGTCTACAACAACCGCCGTACCCGAGAGTTTGGCGATAGCTTGGTCCGCGATACGGACAATGGCTATGAGGTTCTTGGCACACGTGGCCCGACGATCTCAGAGAGCAACGTCGCGGAGCGTAATCGGATCGACGCTATCGGTGCGGGACAAAACACCGTAGGTCGCTACCGCATCGACGCGGGCGGCAACGTCGTGTTTGAAAGTCCCGACGACTTTACTCTGAACCAAGGCGACACGCGCTATTCTAACGGGCAGCAAATCGCTCAGGCGGATCGCGCGCCCCGTCCGGTTCCGGATGCTGTGCGCCGCGACAATGAGCGTGACGAGCAACAAATCTCTGACCGCGCTTCAACGATTGCCCGGATCGACAACGCCATTGGGCTGATCGACCAAGGCATGATCAGTCTTGACCCGGCATCTCGTGCATCGGCATGGGTGCGGAACAACACCGGCAACAGCTCGCCTCAGTCTGCCGCGCAAGCCGAACTGCGCCGCACTGTTGAAACGCTCCGCAATCAAATCCTGAACGATGCAACCGGCCCGCAAACGGACGGGGACTCGCTGCGAGCGCTGAACCAAGTTCTTAGCGGGTGGGGTGACGAGAACATCGTTCGCGCGGGTCTGTCGGCTTATCGAGACATTCAGGCTCGCAAGACTGAAACGCAGCAAGCCATCATGCAAAACCGTCTGGCTCAGTACGGCGACACGTCGGCGGGCTACGGTGGTGGGTATAGCGCGCCTCAGTCGTCCGGCCAGATCACGCCTGAACAGGCCCGAGCCATCCTCCGTCAGCGTGGAGTTCAGGGATATTGACCGATCCGTCGCGTCTCTCGAATGAACAACTCATGGCTATCGCAGGGCCTCCTGCGAGCGCTCGACAGTCCTCGCCTAGGAGCAACCAGCCGCGCGGAATCCGGAACAATAACCCCGGTAACATCGAGGACGGCTCTTTCGCTCGCTCTCTACCGGGGTACGCCGGTTCGGACGGTCGTTTCGCTATCTTCAACAGCCCTGACGCTGGCACCGCTGCGAAGTCTCGTCTTCTGGGGTCCTACATTGAGCGCGGCTTCAACACGCCAGCGTCTATCATAAACCGTTGGGCTCCTCCGTCCGATAACAACCCGACGAGCCAATACGCCGATTACGTCGCGCGACGAGCTGGCGTGGGCGTAAATGATCGGGTCGGACCTGACCAAATCCCTCTAATCGCTCAGGCTATCAGTGAGTTTGAAAACGGCAACACAGTGGACGTGGGCGGCAATACCGCTCAGTTCGCCTCCCTGCCGCAAGACGCAACGTCGCTGTCTAATGAAGACCTGATGGCGATTGCTGGCGGTGACGTTTCGAGCGTGCAGCCGAACGACGTTGTGATTTCCAACGCCGTCGTAAATCGCAACGGTCGCGCCGTTCTGGTTGGCAACGGTCAGGAACAAGACCTCGGCCCATATGATCGTTGGGAGGCCGATCAGGACCGTGCATCTCGTGAAAATGAAGTTCTTGCAGAACGTCGCGCGCTGCCTGGTTATGAAGAGGAGTACCAGCAAGCGCTCGGACGGTCAGGTAATGTCCCGGCGCTGATCTCCAATCTCTTCCAAGGTCAGAGCCTTGGAGCGCTTCCGCTGCTGGAAGGGGCGTTGGGTTACATTGATCCAAACGTTGAGGGAATTGATCGCGGTTTGGCCGGTCAAGCGGCGCGGGATGCATCTCGTGACCGCTTGTCCCAGCTTATGCGCGACGATCCTCTAGGCTCCTTCGGCGCTCAACTTGCTGGAGGCCTTCTCACTCCGGGTCTTCAAGGCACTGGAAACTATATTGCGGGCGCTCAGGGTGCAGCGCGAGGGGTCCGGGCCGCTCAGGTGGGTGCGGGCTATGGCGCTGCTGCCGGGGCCATTGGCGGCCAAGGCAACGCCTTGGAGCGTCTGGATGACGTTGCAGTCAACGCTCTCGTTGGAGCCGGAGCGGGTCGTATCGGACAAGGCGCAGTTGATCGTCTTTCTCGTGCCGGTGTTCGGGCTCCTTCGAATGCTCGCCTCCTGTCCCGAGAAGGTGTCTCGTTGACACCCGGTCAGATGCTTTCCGAGGTTCCGGTTGTTGGCTCCATCGCGCGAAATCTGGAGGAGGGCGCGTCCTCGATTCCGTTTATCGGCCAACCAATCGCGGGTGCTCGTCAGCAATCCGTCGAGACGTTCAACCGCGCCGCTATCAACCGCGCTCTTGCGCCGCTTGGTGAGCGCCTCCCGCGCAATTCTCAACCGGGCTATGCGTCTGTGGACGAGGCTCAAGGTATTGTTGGGCGTGCGTATGATCGTGTACTGAACGGAACCGAGTTCCGCCCCGACCGCGCGTTCTATGACGACCTTGGACGCACCATCAATCAGACCCTTTCGGACGCTGGCGTACCTCAGACCGAAACCCTGACGCGCCAGATCAATGACCGAGTCTTCCGCGTTCTGGAGGCATTTGACGATCCGATCACCGGTCAACAGTTCAAGTCGCTTGAAAGCGAGTTCGGAAATCTCGCCGCACAGAATCTTGAGGCAACGGATGGAGCCTCTCGTGCGCTTGGTCGGTCCTATCAGGCTGTTCAAGAGGCATTGCGGGACGGTCTGCGCCGCCAGAACCCGCAGGCCGCTGACGATCTCCGCTCGGCTAACTCTGCCTACGCGCGTCTGATGCGTGTTGAGCGCGCTGCTGGCTCTACGGCTGCGCAAGCCAATGACGGGGTATTCTCACCTACACAGCTTGGTCAGGCCGTTGGTCAGATGGGCTCTCGTCGTGCTAGCGCACGCGGGGATGCGTTGATGCAGGATTTGGCCGTCGCTGGCCGGAACATTATCCCGTCTCGCGTGGGCGACAGTGGCACGGCTACGCGCGGAGCCGTTACTGGTCTGGTTGCGGGAGCGGCTTCCGGCGTTCCTGTTGCAGGCGCTGTCGCGGTTCCGGTTATCGCAACGTCGATTGCTTACTCGCGTCCGGCGCAGGCAGCACTAAACGCGATCTATCGAGCCACTGACTCTCAGACTGCCAGAGAAGGTGTCCAAGAGCTTGCACGTCTCGCACAGCGGAATCCCGCTCTGATTCCGTATTACGAAGGCGCTGTTCAATTTGCTCTTTCTCTCGGTCGGCCAGATGTACAAGCAGCCCAGCCAATGCAACCAGCAACGCAGCGCCCCATACCGGTCCAGTGAGGGGAGAAGCGATCATGAGCAAGACGATGATTAAACGCATGAAGGGAAGTGTAGCATGACCTGCTGCGGACTACCTACACTCGACCTTCAGGCGGCGAACAACGCTGACTTCCGTCGCTCGATCATGCCTAGCAAGAACTACACCTTCAACGGCTTCTCGGCGCAGATGCAGATTCGCTCGGAGCCGGGTGACGCAACTGTCCTGCTTGACCTCGGCATGATCCAGACGGCCAACGGGTCGTATTTCCAGATCGTGGGCGATGCTCTGGTCCTGACGATCAAGAAGGCTGACCTTGCCTCTCTACCGGTGGCTAATCTGTGGTATGACATTGTAGTCACTGATCAAACCGGCTTGGAAAGCTATCTGTTCGGAGGCCGTTTCGTGGTTCTGGAAGGCATCACCCAATGAGCGACCAGATCGAAGTTCTGATTGGCGATCAGGAAATCTCCCTTGTGGTCGAGGGAGGCGCGTTGTCGCTTGGAATGTCGGTTGCTCAGAACGAGCTTAATCAAGCCGTTGGCGAGGCCCGAATAGCCGCTAACGATGCGGAAGCAGCGGCTGCTGTTGCGGTTAACGCGACAGTCAACAAGGCCGACAAGAACGGCGGAAATGTCTCTGGCTCAGACGCTACAGACTTCCGTACCAACATCGGCGCTGTAGGCTCTGTAAACACCGCTTCCGGTACAGGGGGTGTCGCAAGGCCCTTGTTAGGGAAGGTGTATGAGGTCGTAAACGCGGACGACTATAGTTCTCTTCAGGCCGCTATCAATCGTGTTGCTGACGGTGGGCGAGTCGATATCAACGCCGGTTACGAAAACACCCTGACGACAAATGTCACCTTGGGTCAGGGCAAGGGCCTTCGTGCTCGCGGAAACGTCAAGATCACGCTGGATGACGCATCAATCCTGCTTGCCCCGAACGGAGAGCGTCAGGCCTTCATTGAAGGTGAAGCTACGCTGGGTGGAGACATTACCGGCCTTCAGGATGGAGGTCTGCAAATCATCTACACCGGAGACGGTACAGCAGTTCAGGTAGGTTCTGCGTCGGTAAATACGAATTTCTTCCGTCTCGCCAACTTCACGATTCAGACCTTTCCCTCCGATGGAGACAACGCTGTAGCACTGAAAATCCTGCGTGGTGTTGGTTGGGATATGGACCGTGTTCGCATCCGTTCTGCCTACAGTGGAGCGAGGATGCAGAAGTCTCTCGTTCTGGACGGGACGGGAGATTACATCGGCTATGGCCAACTCCGTAACTGCATCATCGGCGGCGGGATGTATGGCATCGAGACCATTTCTCAGGTCAATCACATCCAGATGTACGGCGGGTCTCTCAACGGTTCTGTAGGGAATACCAACACATCTATCGGCCTGAAGCGTGGAGATGGAGGCTCCGGGTTCCATCTCGTTGATGTCGAGATGGGATATTGGGATCAGGCAGTCGATACCGGAATCTGCAAGGGAGACGAGTACGACATCCGGCCGGAGGGGAATACTCTGGACTGGAACGTCCGGGCTGGTGCGATTGCTAACCGGATGACCTTGAGGGGCGTTGAGGAACTGCCGACCGTTTCCGATGCTAACGGGGTCAACTCCACGAACGTGTGGGGCCGTCAGGATCAGGTCATGGCCTCCGAAATGCGATTGAGGGCAGGGGGCTTCCTTCGTGCGCGAGACCCGGATGGATCGGGTGAGGTCAAACTTATCGGCCTGCTTAACGACTTGGCGCGCATCGTTCAGATAGGCGATCCGGACAATCCGGTAGATTTCTACCAGTTCTACACCACGGCAGGGAGCTTGGGTCTGGAACTGTCCCGCTCGTTCGCCAACTTCTACGGCAAGCTGCGTCCGGGCCTTTTGGGCGGTGGAGAGCAGGGCCTGTCAGGAATTAACGTCGTGACTGGAGTTCCGGACAACGGTCTGGGGGCTAACAACGACATTGTCATTCGCACGGACGGCTCCGCTGCCGCCAACACAGTGCTTTACCGTAAGGAATCCGGATCATGGGTTGCCATGAGAACCGCAGTTTAATCCGCCAATCCCGGCGTATGGAGAAACGAAATGTGTCCTGCTGATGATGGTCCCGGAGGCCAGCCCCCGCCCCGTCCGCCTTGCGCGATCTGCGGCAAGGACATGTCGCAATGTCCGGGCCACACCGGAGATGGTGGCGGGACCACTCCTCCGAATACGGACGGCTAACCTTTGATCGAATATGGCATCGCCTGTTTGTTCGTCTGCCTTCTGGCTCTGCCGGATAGGCGGGTGATGCTATACGCCCTGACGATCCTTGCGTCTTGGTCTGCAGGCTATCTGGCTGGAATGGTCTTTCCGGAGCCTTGGATGGCGTGGCCGATCATCAGCGCGGTTGTCGGTGTGGCCCTCGCCTATCTCCACACCCAAGCCCGCTTCTGGTGGTCCGCTCCTGTCGCATCAATCGCAGGGGCGATGTTCCTCTTGGACGGCGCGTATGTGTTGTGTCGTTGGTCGGGCATACAAATTGAAGTAGAGTATGCTAACGCGCTGAATGCGGGGTTGATTGTCAAACTCGCCATGATCGGGCTTGGGGGCTTGTCGAGTGATTGGATTGGCTTTCTGGGGCGGTGCGGCCTTTGTTTACATCGTGGGCCTTCTGTGGCTCACGCGCGGGAAGGTTCCGAGGGTAGAGGATGAATGACCTTGTACCGTGGTTCATCGCGAACTCGTGGCTTCTGGTCGGGTCGTTTGCTGGCTCGATGTGCGCCATGTTCGCCGCTCGAAACCTCACTCTCGCCGGACGCCTTCAGACCCTCGTTGTCGGAACTCTCGCAGGATGTTTTGCAGGACCCTTCATCTGCGAACTCTGGTTCAAATCGTACGATCCTATGACTTCGCGCGTTCCTTCTTTTGTGTGCTTCATCACAGGAGCGGTGGCCCTGTCGGTCATTCCCATTCTCATCCGGAGGGCAAAGGATTTTGCCTCGCGTGTTGACATCAAGATTATTGCCAAGGGGGCGACCGATGATCGTAGCTGAAAAGGTGCGTTCTTGGCTCTCTCATTTGGACGTGAGAGTCTATGCGGGACTGCTTCTGGCGGTAACAATGGTTGTTGCCGTAGTGGTATTTGGTATCATCCCGTCGCAAGGCCTTCTGGCGGTCAATGCCTTCCTCTCGGGAAGCGTCTGGACCATGTGCCTCGGTATTGTGGTTCTCGGTGGCCACAGGGTGAAGCCGGGGTATCTCTGCGCTGCTTGCCTGATTGCGGGAGGACTAACGACCTCCATCCCCTCGATCTTTTACGAACACACCGTTGTGGATTGGGGCTCGACTGTTTCCCGTCTTGGGCTGGCGGTGCTGGTGGTTCAGGTGATTGTGGACCTTCGTCATAAGTGGTTTGAAGAGGCCAAGGCGTGAGTACCAAGGCTGAGGACAATGAGCGTTTCGTGCGTGCGTACCAAACTAAGCTCGGCTTGCGCGCTGATGGTTGGGCTGGCGTTAATACTTTCGACAGTCTCTATGAGGCGGGACAAGCGCCGTCCGGCCAAACGCTATCGACGTTCAAAACGGGCGACTTCACGGAAAAGGTCTGCCTAGAGATTCTCTCTCATGAGGCGATCATCCGAGAAGCCTACAAAGATAGCGTGGGCGTTTGGACTTGGAGCGCCGGGATCACGTCAGCCAGCGGCCATTCTGTCGAGCGGTACAAGGACAACCCTCAGACCATCCAAAGATGTCTTGAGGTGTTTGTGTGGCTCCTGAAGACCAAGTACGGCCCTGAGGTTCTAGCGGCCTTCAAGGGTCATAGACTCACCGAGGAGCAATGGGCGGCGGCTGTCAGCTTCCATTGGAATACGGGTGCCATTGGCCGTGCGTCGTGGGTCGAGTTATGGAAGGCTGGCCGTGTCGCGGAGGCCAAGGCCAAATTCATGGAATGGCGTAAGCCTGCCGATATCATCAAGCGGCGGGAAGCGGAGCGGGACCTGTTCTTTGACGGCAAATGGTCGAATGACGGAAAGACCACCACGTACGATGTTGCCAAGCCCTCTTATGCTCCTCGGTGGTCGAGCGCTAAACGAATCGACATTCGGACTGATCTGAAAGAGGCTCTGGCTAAGGCCTAAATTTGAGAAGCCCGGAAGGATTGACCGTCCCTCCGGGCTCTCTGGCGCTACCCTAGCAAGGTAGTCTCTGGCTCCGCAGCCAGAGAAAGACACGAGCGCTTCGAAGTTGGCAATGCTGTCGCCTCACCCGCTCGCATTCCAATCATGCCAGATACGCGGCATTCGTCAAGGCACGGTCACCTGCCCCTTCTGCGTCCTTTGACGATCTTGGTCAGCCATTTTCTGCCGGTGAGCCTCTTCGTACATATCCGCCAGCCTGACCACTTCAGGCTCATCGCCTGTGAACTTTGTGAAATTCAGGTCCATTTTCCCGCCGCCGTAGCAGACGACGATTCCACCCTCGGCTTCAGCCGCGATCTTGGCTAGGTCATACAGTTTGTCGATGCTGCCGACACCCACGTCCTTATAGCCGCCGTCCAAGGTGTACTCTGACAGCTTGTATCGGTTGTGTTCGTGGATAACGAATGCGCGGGTTTTGGGGGAGAGGGTCTGGATCGCTTTTCGCGTCCAAGAGGTCATGGAAGGCCTCATTGCCTTGTTCCTTTTCCGCAGCAACATCGCTGCCGTGACAGCCTACCACAACCGCTGTATGATCCAAGGCCATGAAGCGAGATGTTGAACGGATGATGGCTTTCTTCGCCAAGCGCGTTCTGGAGCGGCGCATGTACCAGCGCCTAGACAGGATTTGCCACGGCGGGATCGTCACCTATCGACTTCCGTTCTCTTATCGTCTGGACTGTGGAAACGGGAGCTTTAACCGATGAAAGCGACTGAAACGATCATTGAGGGCTTCGGTGGCCTGCGCTGAGGGATGGGGAGGAAACGGATGATCGCCCTCCTCTCCCGCATCCCCATCAAGTACTGGATCGGCCTTGGTGTCGTCGTCACGATCCTGACGCTTTGGGGAGCGTACGCGTTTCAGAAATCCCGCGCTGACCGTGCCGTCACAGAAGCCCGCCAAGCCACTGTAACGGCTGACGCTCTGGACAAGGTGGCGACAAAGACCGATCAAATCCGCGTAGAGACGAAAGAGAAGGAAGCCCAAGTTGACCAGATCGAAGGCTCTGACACTCGCTTGCCTGATGGGTTCGGCAAGTCTCTTGAATGCGTGCGCCGGGGCCAGCGGGATTGTAATCCCGGATAGCCTGAAAGCCCCGTGCGTCTCAGAAGTTGACGTATCGACCGCTCAAACTGTTGGCGACCTCGCGAATGCCATTATCAGGCAGGACGCAGAGATCGCCATTTGCAGCGCTAGGAAAGATGCGGTCGTGAGTATCGCGGAGGCTCAGTCACGTCCCTTCTGGCGGGTCTGGTAGGGACGCAACCGAAGCCACGCCCCCGACAGATCAGATGCGGTTAAATTGGCCAGCAAGGTCTGAGTTGATCGAAGCCAACGCAAACACGCGATCAAGAGCTTCCATAAGTTCGCCAATCTGTCCCGGATACATCGCCTCTGCTGCGCTCTGTCCGCCCGACTGATTTGGGCGGGGACCGTACAGTCGCTCGACCGCGTTATCGGCCATTTGGTTTGTGCTGCTTAGCAGGTTGGCAATGGATTGGGCTTTGTTGATGGCCTCGGCGATTGCGCCGCCGTTATCAATCCGGTCTATATTGGCCCGGTTCAGCCCTCGGGCCTGTTGAGCGCCTTCGGCGATACCTCGTTCGGTAAGCATGTTTTCCTCTTGAGTGGTTTTATGGGGTAAATTGAAGGCCGCTGCTTCACCTTCTGAAGCGACGACGGGAAGTGTACGTTGAATGCCTTTCCTTTCATATGTCCTCAGTGATTAGCCGCTGACAGAGCAACGGCACAGGTGGGTATGGAGTAGCGTAGCTACGGAATGAATCCTAACCCTCTGGTCTGGATAGGAGGGCGATGATGCGGTCTGCTGCGTTCAGCGATGGTCGAAGGGACGGGCTCCACTCAATCGTCTTCTTGCGCTCGATGTGTTCAGCGTAACCGCCATTCAAAAGACGGTCGAACCTATCCCACGCCTTCCGGTCAATCTCCCTCGCCAACTCCTCCCTTCTCTCTCCCAAGGAAGGAGAGGCGGGGGCGCGAACATTCCACGCGGCGATTGCCTCGGCTTTTGTGTGGCCATGAGCGTTGACGTAGCGCTCGGCGAAGGCCTGACACTCCGGCGCATTCCGACAGTCGCAGGCTACCGCGAACTTCGTGTCCCCGTCGATGTTGAGCGCGTACTCGCTGATCGCGGGTTCAGCCCCACAGAACGGGCAAGGCTCTACTGTCTGGTTATCCGATGTCATGGGTTGGTGCCTTTGAAGCCATCCGCGTCGTCAGGGATGACGAACTGACCGGAGTGGTGGCGCTGGGCGACGATCTTGAGCCCGAAGCGTTCAAGGGCCTCAGCGCATCGCGACGAGCCTCCCGACAGATACCCTTGGAGCGACGCGACGAAATCGGGATCGTCCATTCGCCATGTGAAGTCGTGGTTGATCTCGACCAGTGTGCGGATGCTCATCCCTTCTCCCCCTGCCTATCCGTATTGGAGGGGTTCACTTCGCTTCGCTGCGTACCTGCAGAGGGCGTGGTCTCGACCGGCGTCCAATGGGTAAAGCGGTGGTCGGAGAAATATTCCTGATCCGCGATCTTCATGTCGGCCAGCTCGCGGCCTCGAACCGTGAACACCTCGTACATTTCGTCCGGCCACACCCACGCCATCTCTTCTTCGTCCCACCTGACGTAGATCAGCGGCTCCCAGCGGGGGCCGGTCCAAGAAGGCGGCTTGCGCCAAGCCTTGATCCACGTTCCGTCGCGCGGAGCATCGGCGATGTCAGACCAGATGGTCTCAAGCGTCGCTTCACCCTCGGTGGGTATGGAGCGACCTTCGGGAGCGGAATGCACTACCATCACTTCTTCTCCTTCATGGAGGAGTAGTACCGATACTCGATCAGCCCTCCTTTTCGGACCCGCCGCACCTTGCGAAGCCAAGCCCATTGGCCCGTCACCAGTCGTGTCGGAATCCAGAGGAAACAGGGTTCGTAACTAACGGCCATCTACTCGCCCTCCTTCATGGAGGCGTCAGGAGCCGTGAGTTGTCGGAGGGCGATTTCAAGGTCTTCCATGTCGGCGTGCGATACGATCCAACACGCCTCGCCGTCGGCCTCCAGAGACGAAACCTTGCCGCGAGCGTTGGTGTAGGTTTTGGAGCGGTTGACGAACATCTGGTCGATCGCTCGCCGGAGAACTTCCAGCCCCTCGTAATCCCCTGCGGGACGGAGTAGCGGCAGGATGGCGTCGGCAATCTCCCAGTCCCGCCACTCCTGATCTCGACCACGCGCAATGGCTTTCTCAATCGCCTCCCTATCACCGCTCTTAAGCGTAGGGGGCGCGGCCCTGTCTGCACTCACAAGGCCGTCCAGGTAACCGAAGGCCGTCCGGGCGCGGGCCAGAGAATCTTCGCCGTCGAACGCGATCTTGATGAACGCTTTGCGCTTGGACGGGTCCGGATCGCCCTCGGATATCGTCGTGGCGAACCCTGTGTTCAGAGCCGCAAAGCCCTCCCCACCCGGGAGTGAAGCCCCTTCCTGTTGGGTCGCAGACGACTGGCGAACAGGGAAGCGCTCGTGTTGCGTATGCCATTGATGCCAGAAGCCCTCGCCCTTTCCGCGCCCCGTGGCGTCGTCATAGAAGTTCTCGTGCTCGGGCGACCACGAAACGCCTGCCGGGATAGCGGAGGCTTCCTGTTGGGGGTTGGCGTCGGTCAGGCGGAAGGCGACGTAATCGACCGCCAACCCCCGGTCGCTCCAGCGAGTGTCTCCGCTCAGTATGTTGGCAGTTATGGCACCCATTCGGCTTCGGACGTCCACGCGCCGCCCCGGCACCGGGTTCTCGCTCCATCCGCCAAGAGGCGCTGCGATCCAGTCATCGCCGTACTCTTCGCCTACATAGGTCGCCTGATCCGGCCGCGTGTAGAAGTAGGCGTCGCTGCTCAGCGAGTGCGACAAGGTCAGGATGCCGTCTTCGGACGCCTCGATGAACCGGGTCAGCGTCTTGGTCACATGGTCCAGAACGATGCTGGTGTGCGGGGTCAGGGCCGACAGGTCTTGGCCTTCAAGTTTTCCATGACGCAGTCCGGCCACGGCTTCGGGTTGGGTGGTGTCTTGGGTCAGGCGGAACACAGGGCCTGTTGATCGCCACGCGACCGCTGAACGGACATGCCATGCGCACAGGTCGGTTCCGTCGAACTGCTGGAACGTCTTCTCGCCTCGCTCGACAGGCTTGTTTTTCTGAGCAATCGGCAAGTCCCGCAGATCGGCGCGTGGACTTGATCCAAGGTTAGGCATCGGAACATCCACGATCTCTAGGCGCAGTCCGGCCACGGCTTCGGGTTGGGTGGAGCGGGTCATTGATCAAGGCCCTTCATGGCCGATTGATAGGCTTCCCACGACGGGAGCGGAGGGCTGAAAACTCGGTCGGTATCGACATACGCCAGCACCACGCGAGACAGCTTTTCAGCCTCGTCTTGACTCAGATCGACGGGGAAACGGAGGTGTGCAGAAAGGTCAGATCGCAAGGCGACAGGGAGGGTCAGCACGACACATCTCCCTCTCTGGTGAGGGCTTCCGCCTCTTGGACGATCTCCATGTCAGCATCGAACTTGCGCTTGATGCCGGGATAGTCGATGTCGCAGCCGTATCGAGCGGAGACTTCGGAGCGCAGGTCTTCGGCCAATCGCTTCACGAGATCGCGCAGCCTCGTATTCTCACCTTCCCGCGCCTCGGCTTGGGAGATGAGGGCGAGCGCAACAGACGGGCGGAAAGCGTGGACGTGTTGCGCGATGACGGGCCAGTCGCCGCCTTCTGAGACTTGGACGAGCACCTGACCAACGGCGATACGTGGACCGCTGACAACCGCCGTCCACGGCTCGTTTGAAGCAGCCAATGCGAGCGCCTTCAGTTCTTCCAGCTTCTCGGGGGTGAGGGATTTCTGGTTCATTCCAGCCCCTTGGGCTTCCATACCCACCGAGACCTTGTCTTCGTTTATCGGCTTATCGGTCATTTCACTTTCTCCAGACGAACCGCGATTGCGAAGGCCACGACCAACGAAAACAAAACGGCATTTTCAATCTCGCCGCTGAAGGCACACTTCAGTGCCCGCGACCCGAAAAATCCCGCAACCAACATGGAAACAAATTGTCGGACAATCACGTCGAACCCCTTTCCCATTCCCATTGAACCTGAGCCCGGATTTCCTCGAACTTCTCGTTCAGGACACGCTCAAGCGTCAGAAGTTTCCACGTCGGGTCCATGCCCTCGGGAAAGATGCTCACCATCTTCTTCTTGAAGGGCTTGGCGGTCTTATCCTCTTGCTCCATCAGGATGTCGTCCAACGATGGTTCAAAGCAGTCGCCCGAGGCGCTCACCATCCCCGACACCGCGAGGATCAGACCGCCCTCTTCGATCTTGCTCTCTGTGTGCATGTCTCTCTCCTTTTGTTGAGACGACCTTATGCGATCCAGAGCGGGCGTCAAGCGATATTTTTCGCATTGCCTTTTGATTTGTTCGCGCTAGAGTGGGTCTATGAACAAGCCTATCGCACCCGAAGTCATTGCGCTTCAGTCAGATATTTTCGCTGGAAAGCTGCGGCTTGGCGACGTTCTGAAGGAGGCAAAAGTCCACCCTGCCACATGGGCGCGGTGGGCTAAGGGGTCAGACCCCAAAACATCAACGCTGGCAGCGGTTCGATCTGCCGTCTCGAAACTGAGAGAGGAGAATGCATGACCTACGAAGTTGTCACATTCAAAAGCGACACACACGGCGCTCTGGCCCGTATCCGTATGCCGATGCAGGGCGCTAAGGGTAAAACCGTCAATGATTGGCTCCCGGTAGCCATACACGCACCGACTGAGGACGAAGCTTCTGACAAAGCGCACGCCTTTTACCGCTCCGAACAAGAGCGCCTGAACACGAAGGCCGAGAACATGGCCGCTGGTCGCGAAAAGGCCTCCGCAACCCGCCAAGCCCGAAAGGAAGTCGCATGACCCTCAAATCACTCTGGCAAATGATCCGCAAGTGGCGAGACGCGCTGGTGCGGAAGATTTCAGGAGACGAGATGGTGGCGTGGAGTGATTTGGCTCTGCGAGAAGAACCCATCACAGACCCGACACTGGAGATTCCCGCCAATCCGGATCGTAACACCGAGCTTCGCCTTCTGGATCACCGCATCGAACTGGTCCGCGAGATGATGCTTAAGGCCAAGGCGCAGAAGAAGCGCTGGAAGCACCACGAAGCCAAGTGGAATCAGCTTCTGTGGAAACGCGCTCAGCTTTCGGGGACGATGTGAAAACCCCGAAGTACCGCAACAAGAAGGTTGAGGTAGATGGCGTCCGATATGACTCGAAAAAGGAAGCAGCACGCCATGCCGAGTTGCTCCTACTGGAGCGATCAGGTGCAATATCCAACCTTGCTCGTCAGGTTCGCATCCCCCTTGTCGTCAACGGCAAGTTGGTCTGCACTTTTGTACCCGATCACGTCTATGTCGAAAACGGTCAAGAAGTGATTGAGGACACCAAAAGCCCGATCACCCGAAAGCATCCTGTGTACCGCATCAAGGTCAAACTTCTTGAGGCGCTGACGGGTCAGAAAGTGAGAGAGACGTGACTAAGAAGCTTAAGGTTCTGTCTCTTTTCGCCGGCATAGGCGGCTTTGACCTTGGGCTTGAACGGACAGGCGGATTCGAAACCGTAGCGTTTTGCGAGATTGAAGACTTCCCAAAAAGCGTTCTGAGAAAGAATTGGCCTCATGTTCCTGTCTTTCCAGACGTCAGAAACCTAACGAAGAGCGATCTTGATGATGCAGGAATTTCAGTTGACGTCATCTGCGGAGGATTCCCCTGCCAAGACATCAGCGTCGCTGGACGCATGGCGGGAATATCTTACGAGACTAGAAGCGGACTTTGGTCAGAAATCGTCCGCCTTATTGGCGAGTTACGACCGCGATACGTCATCGTGGAGAACGTCGCAAACTTGCTTGCTGGCCCTTCTGACAGACCCGGAAGGTGGTTTGGAAGAGTTCTCGGAGACTTGGCCGAGCGCGGGTATGATGCGGAATGGGAAAACATACCAGCGGCAACCTTGGGCGCTCCCCATCGCCGAGAACGTGTCTGGATTGTTGCCTACCCCTCGAAAGAGCGGTCAGTCCCGGGCGTGGAGAGGATATTGTCGTTCTATGCCCCAAGGGAACTTGGAAGAAGTTCTAGGAGAGATGGGGTTTTCGGGCGCGATAACCCAAGAGTTTGTGATGTGGATGATGGGTTTCCCAGAGGACTGGGCGGACACTTCGCGGGAGGCAATGCCGTAGTTCCGCAAATCCCAGAAATGATAGGGCGAGCCATCCTTGAGGCCGAACGTGGAGCATGAGCCGGTTAAAATCCACAAGCGGAAGAACTTCAGCAGAAAGGACCGCTTGCGCCTCTTCATTCGAGACAACGGCATCTGCGGGCTAACCGGAGAGAAGATCAAAGCCGGTGAGCCGTATGAGATAGAGCATCGGGTCCCGTTGGCGCTCGGAGGCACGAATGATGACGACAACCTCTACATCGTCATTCCAGCCGCGCACCGAGAAAAGACTAAAGACGACGTTCGCAAGATCGCCAAAGTCAAACGCATCGAAGCCCGCCTAAACGGCACGAGGCGCGAGAGAAAGCCAATCCCGTCACGCGGCTTCGAAAAGCCCAAGGACGGCTACACGTGGGCCTCAAGGCCCTTCCCAAACAGAAAGAAGGACAAATGAGAACGCAAGAAACTTTCTCCCCGGTCATGAGCCCAAGGGATGCATACCTGAAAGTCATTGAGGCAGTTGCAACCAAGTACGGATTTACCGTTCGCGACATCATGGGCCGCAAGCGGACGGCAGAACTATCAACAGCTCGTTTTGAAGCATACCACCGCGTAAAGCAGTCAACGGGTTACTCTCTACCCCACATCGGGCGTATTTTCGGAAGGGACCACACCACGATTTTGAGTGGCTTGCGAAAATACGAGGAGAGGAAAAATGCCCGCGTCGAAAAAGCTGCCACCGTTTGCTGTCCGCTTTGCGGATCGGTGCAGTCTGTCTCCTGACGGATGTGTCTTATGGACGGGAGCGATATCGAAAACGACTGGATACGGCGTCTGTCACTACGACGGAGTAAACATGGGCGCTCACCGTGTATCCGTTATCCTGTCTGGCAGGGACATTCCTAAAGGAATGCACGTTGACCACCTTTGCCGCGTCAGGGCTTGCGTGAACCCCAACCATCTTGAAGTCGTAACTCCTCGGACGAACGCACTGAGATCGCCTTTCACGGTCGGGTATCTGAACGCTCGGAAAACTCATTGTCGCAAAGGTCATGAGCTTTCTGCGGAAAACCTTGATTCCTACGCGCTCAAGAGCGGGCGTCGGGCGTGCAAGATTTGCATGAGGGAACGGTGCCGAACTTGGCACCACAAAAACCGAGACGAGAGGATAGTTAAGATGAAAGAATACAAGCAGCGCAAAAAGGAGATTGCCGCATGATGCGGGGTAATAACTACCGGACCTATTCAGACGACACTCTCAGGAAGTCCCAACCGACATACGAGCGGGACCGGGAGCAAGAGCGCCGTCATCGTGAGGCTGATTCTCGGTTCGTCAAAATCCTTCACGCTGCAATCTGGAACGGCGACAACCTTACCGAAGGCACGCCGAAGCCAAAGCGTCCGCTGGTTCTGATCGGCTAAAAAATAGGCCCTGCCGGATTTCTCAACAGCAGGGCCAGCCGGGGCAGTTTGGAGAGAGAAGGAGAGATGAATGCCGCAGCCGATGTTACGTTTAGTGACTGACGATAACGTTGTCCAGTTGCCGACCCGTGAGGTCTCGACCTTCGATCAGGCTTGGCAATGTCGCGCCGGGATGATGAAGAAGCGAGGAGACGGTTCGGACAAGACCCGTAAGCTCTGGGAACGACATGCTAAGAAGGTGGGCTCAGCGAGGCTTCTGGAGGCCCTTAAGCGGTATCTCCGCGAAGAGAAGGAGCCTCAGTGCGGCTTTCCGGGGCTGTCCGTGTGGCTGAATGGTGAGCGTTACGATCATTGGATTGACGCGGCCAATCCTGAATCCAATGCGCCCAATCGGAGTCGCTTTCCGGAACCACAACGCACTGTCCTGCTACAGTCGCTTGGCGAAGCGTTCGTTCTGTCATACCTCGACCCCTGCGCCTTCCACGAAGACGGATACATTACCCCTAAAACCTCATATGCAGAAGGGAAGTTGAGGGAGAAGGGGAGGGAATTGAAAGAAGCGGGCTTGAAAGGCATCCGTCCGAAGGTGTAGGTTTCAGTACCTCCGGGAGCGCGCTAACGCCCCCGCCGTCACAACGTCGGAAAACCCAGTGAGTTCATAAGCGCCCTCAGTCCTTCGGGATTGGGGGCGTAACTGTATTTGGGCGAGATTCGCCTAATTGTCTTGTCGAGAAGTGCTGACGGACAATAGAGCGACTAAACCGGAAGCGGCCTCGAAACGGCTTCCTTCGCGCATTTTGTCCAACGAGGCGACCAGAGCTTTTCGTCCGTCAGCCCCATAAATCTACCTATTGACGTTCAGTCTGTCTAGGTTCAGTCTTGCAATTGAAAAGGACGGCCCCCGCAAAAAGGCCGCCCCTTTCTGATCCGTGTTGCCCCACGGACCGCGTTACGCCCAACCAACGTAGGGCAGACGCAGTTCCAAAGCAAGACAGATCAGACGACGTGCAACGCCGGAGCTTCCGGTGTGGTCCGCCAGCACACACGTCGCACTCGTCCCTCTGGGGGAGTCTGCACATGGGACAAGCCTAGTCCGTATGACCAAAGGGCGTGCAGCGCGGTTTGAGATTGCCGCGAAAAGTAGTGGTCTGGTTTCGGTCGCTCATGGCACGAAACTGTCCGTAGGCGGGGGCTGGCTCCAAAGGGTCTGGCAACATCGCACTTCGGTCACGGGACGCCTCCTTGTGCCTTTTGGCAGAGGAGTGTCGTCCTTTGTCCGAAAACAGGAGCTTCACCAAAGGGTCTGATAGGTAGGATATGTCAGCTAGAGGAATTCTGATCAAGTTCGTCAACGAGAAGCTGAAAGAGAAAAACAAGTCTCTCGACGGCAGGATTGCGGAAAAGGTCTATCAGGCGTTCGGAGTAAGAACTTCGAGGGCAAAGGCTTGGGTTTGGCTTGCCGAGGAGATGGGAAGGCAGCGTGGCAATGCTCCAGCTTTCCCCGCTCCAAAGAAACGGCCCGCCCAGAAAATCAAAGCCCGAAAGGCAATGATCCTTGGTAGGGACGACGATTTCTACAACAGCCGAGATTGGCAGGCCTGCCGTTTCGACGCACTGAAGAAGGCGAATGGGTGCTGCGTGCTTTGCGGGAGGAGTCACAGGGAGCATGGCGTGGTTCTTCACGTTGACCACATAAAGCCTAGGTCGAAAGCTCCGCACCTTCAGCTAGATCGGAGCAATCTTCAGGTTCTCTGCAAAGACTGTAACCTTGGAAAGGGAAACCGAGATGATACGGATTGGAGATAACAAGGCCCGAATGGCGGGCGTGAAAGTGTTTGAGGTGTGCGGATGAGTGTTGATTGGAAGGGAAAGCCTCAGTTCGATTTAGAGGCGGCTATCATCGAATTCAAAACGGCTCTGCCGGGGTGGTGGTACAGCGTTTGTGAGTGTCAGGTTTCGTGCGATGCGTCGTGCGCTCCGACGACGGAGACAGCAGATATTGGTCTGGTCGAAACAGACATGGTTTTTGACGGGGGCTTTCATGCCGACCTTCGCCAACCATCCACGATGGCCGAGGCGTTGCGTGATGTGATGCGGCAGGCTTTAGAGGCAAAATCAGCCCACGCTGCTAAGCCGACAGACTGACAGCGAGCAAGGTGGGTATGGAAGCGCCACAGGCGCTGGAATGAACCAAAACCCCGGTGTGTAGGAGATTAGATGAGGGGGAGGGGTTGACGTGGTGTAACCAGCGTGTAGATTGGTGTCACCAACAAGGAGGACGCCATGAAATATAGAATGACTGAGGCGCAAAAGAAGGCTTACGAAAAAGGCGTTTGTGACCGTCACGAAGGCAAGCGAATGGCTGATACGTTTACGATGCAGCCGCACGTTTCCAACGCATATATCAACGGCTACCGGGCCGCGTCTGAGTCGTATGCCTCCTCGTGACCCAACGTAAGCACATCACCATCCGGCCCCGCGTGAACAGCGCCCTAGAGCGTTTTTACGACCATCGCCGCAAGGAACTGGCAGGTCTGGTTCACGAGTGGGCCGAACAAGAAGAAATGAACAGCCAAGCCAACAAGGCCAATGGCAAGGGAGGAGAGAGTGATGCGTGATTTTAACTATCGGGCGCTCAACAAGCTATCGACCGCGTTGGCTGCGTGCCTCGATGAAGATCGTCTTATGGTCATGGCGCAGAACCCAGCGAACCATTTCCATTGGAGCAAATCTCTAGGCGAGGTGACTGCATCCGACCTTCGGAGCGTCGTGAACATCGCCCTTTCAGCCCTCATGGCTTGCGAGCGTGAGCAGGACCTTCGGGAGCCGCGCTCATGACCCGCTTTGACCCTCAACACCGAGACTTCATCCGTGAGAGCGCCATGCGTTCCAATGAGTCGCGGTTCCCTGCGTATCACGTTCCCGCAGAGCCCAACGGAAAGACAGCAGCTATTGTTCTCATCTCTATCGTGATGGGGGTTGGTGTTCTTGGGTTCTTTGGGTTGGCTATTCTGAGGGGGATTGTCGCATGACCTTCCAACTCGACACGTCAGGGCGCGTAGAATGCTCTGCATCTTTTCAGCCCCTCGGGTGGACGATCTGGTCCGACTTTACCCCTTTCACGCAAGGCTATATCGAGGCGCTGTTTGCGAGCATTGAATATCCCGCTGCGCAGGACACGGCGTACCTCCCGAAAGCCTTCTCCGATCTCGCCCCGGCAACCCTCGCGCGGATCATCGAAGATTGCGCGGTGGAGCTATTTTCGCGCGACGGAGACGAAGACCTGAGGGTCGAAGGGGAGGCTTTTTGGGATGAGCGTCAAGATAGTCTTCGCCACCCCAACTTCCCGCCCCTGACCGTCCATCTAGGCGACGACGGCAAGGTGAGGTTCGCAGAGGCGGCCGCAACACAGGTGGGTATCCGCGCAGCGGATGAACCGCAATGAATGTAACCGACCCTACAGGATACGAGCAGGCAGTTAGCTTGATCTCGGCAGGCGCAGGAGCTTTGGAGAAAATCCAGAGCCTTGATCCAGATCAGCTTCAGCGCTTCCGCAGCATCCTTTCAAAACTCAATCACCGGCTTTGGCTGGAGGAGCAGAAATGACCGAACTAGGTGACCGGATGAGGGCTTTGGCTGAATCAGGCCATGAGAGAGCCGAAGAGCTTTTGGCAAAGGCCAAGGAGTTCGATGAAAAGACCGACGCGCACTATTCAGAGACTGGCGGCCCCGAAACGGCCAAATCGGTTCTGGGGGCATGGGCAAGAGCCCGGCGACTGTGGTCCGAGTGTACCGGCGAGCCTTTGGTTTGATCCGCATGAGCAAATCCGAAAGACGATTTACGAAGGAGAGTGAGTGATGGAGAGCCAAGAGGGCTGGAAATGGTACGGCTATGCGGGCCACTTCATCGGCGGCAAAAAGTGCGCCTTCCATTTGGCTACGCGGGTTGGCAGCTACCTTGTCTCTACGGTTGGTGACTACCGCCCAGACGGTCAGAGCCGTGAAACTGTGGGCAGCGGACCGGAGGACTTTTTCGAGACGTTCGTTTTCGAGTGTGACGGGGAAGATAGCGACGGAAACCCCAGTATCGCAAACTGGTCTTCAATCGACTGCAAGCGCTATGAGGATAGCTTGGTTGCAGAGCAAGGTCATTACGAGTTTTGCCATCGGTACGCAAAGGTTAGCCAACAAAGCCAGCCACGCAAAGACTAGGTACGAAGGGGTGAAAGCCCGAAGTGAACAAAACAATCCAACCGGGAGAGTGAGAAGTGAGTGAAGGACATACGCCCGGCAAATGGGAGGCGGTTCTTTATCCGTCTGGATGGAACATCAGGACCGTTTATGTTGATTCCGCCAGTGGAATGAGAACCACGGCATGGCCCGCCACCATAGACTGCGGAGGGCAGCCAAACGAGGCTAACGCCCGTCTTATTTCCGCCGCCCCTGATATGCTTGAGGCCCTTAAGGAAATCGTTCGTACGGAGGTTGTCGAGTATCTCGTTCATCCGGAACAGTTTGACGCCATTAACATGGCTCGAGCCGCCCTAGCCAAGGCAGAAGGCCGTGACTGACCGTCCCTACGCCAAGTTCTCGCGGGGCTGGCTGTATCACCTTCATGGCGGAAGGTATGTAGAAGACCCTACAGGCTTTCACCTGATGGCCGTCCTCTACACCTTGAAAAACACCCCAATCGAGTACCGGACAGAACAGGACTCCCGGTTCATCGAAGAGATACAGACAGCCTTGAAGGCCCGAAGAGCCTACGAGGACGACAGAAACAACGATACTGCATAGACGCCCTTAGGGCTCACGACCTTGAAACCCAAGGCTCGCACAAAGTTCGGGTCGAGTATGAGGAAGAAAGCAAATGCAAACCGGAATGAACATCGGAACCGTGGTGGACAAGGGGAGCCTTGAGGCTCTCACTGACTCCCATCATCAGAATTCTAAAAACCAATGTCGATCAGGACACGAAAGTTAAAGCGATGGAGGCCCTTTCTCGCATGGCCAAGGTCGAGAGCGTGACAATTCAGCATTGTGTTATCAACGGAGACCGAACGGTTACGTTGAAGATGGATGACGCCGAAATCGTAAAAGAGACTGCATAGAAGCGCTAGAGGCGCATGATAGGGAGAGGGAACATGGATAGTGCGATGACCGATGATGAATCAAACCCTGTCAATGCGGTTGAGTACGCCGTAGAGTCGTGGGAGGCTTATGGCGATCCGCACGACGCCATGACGTTCCTGTCTGCGTGGCGATGCAGAGACCTGACCGAGGCTGAGCAGTATAGGGATTGGTGTAAGGTATCCGGAAGAAAAACGACAGTTCTTCACTTCGTGTTCGACGGTCCTCCATCGCCAGAAGGCGTGCGCTTCATCGAGTGCGAAAGTCCGGATGGAAAAAGCATCAACGCTGGAGAGTGGCGTGAGAGGTCCGATGGGCTGTGGGAACTGATAGTGAAGGGATTGACGCCAGCCTGACCGACACGCTCGGTAGGTATGGAGACGCGCAAGCGTCGGAATGAACCCCCCACAACAACAGAAGGAGGAGAAGGCATGAGCAACACAGCAATCTGGGATGTCCTGAGCAAGACAGACCCGGCGCACACGAAAGGCTTCAGTCGATCTGGAGGCTTCAAGGGAACGGCAATCAAGCCTCAGTGGGTGGTGTCCCGCCTCACAGAACATTTCGGCCCTGTGGGCGTCGGCTGGGGCATGGGAGAGCCATCGTTTCAGGTGGTGCCTGGCGATAACCGGGAAATGCTGGTGTATTGCACTCTTCAGTGCTGGCACACGGACCGTCAGAACGTCTTCTGGGGCGTAGGCGGCGACAAGTCGGTCACTCATATCAAGGCCAACGAGCAGTATAACCGACCCGAACGATGGGAGAATGACGACGAGGCCTTCAAGAAGGCTTTCACGGATGCCCTGATGAACGCATTCAAGTTCGTTGGTGTGGCGGCTGACGTTCATATGGGCCTGTTCGATGACTCCAAGTACGTTCAGGAGATGCGCGACACGTTCAACCCTCGAAAGCCCTCCAAACAAGAAGAGACGCACGGTCCCGACTGGCCCAATCTGGTTGATCCGTCGTCCATCACGTCTAATGCCGCCAAGAAGGATGATACACTGGTCGAGGAGTTCAAGGACGTTCGGTCTCGCATGAACTTTGCACCAACATATGCAGGCCTGAAGAGCCTGATCGAGGACGTTACGCCCATCGTCGCCAAGTTCCCACAGACGTGGCGGCGGGTGCTTTGGGGAGAGTATTCTGCTACATTGAAAGAGTTGAAAGAGGCGGCTTGATCCGTCGATAGCACCGTCACTGACGGCGACTGATAGGAAGACAAGACAGATGGCTTACGAAAAGAAGAACGGCGACCTTGCAGTTTTCAAAAACGACCGCAAGGAGAAGGATACGCACCCGGATTACACCATTACCGGGCTTGGGCTGGACGGAACCCCGATCAAGGGCGCGCTGTGGCTCAAGGAAGATCGTAACGGCAAGAAGTTCATGGCCGGCAAGATCGAGGTGGATCAATACCTGATCGACAAAAGCCGTGGAGGCGGAGGTTCGGACGTTCGTGACGGAGGTCAGGCGAGCCTTTCCGGGCGTGATCGTGAGCGTTCGGCCTTTGACGACTCGGGGGACATTCCCTTTCTGACGTGGTGATGAGCGATGCTCGTATCAGATGACGATATGAGCGACGTTCTGGCGGTTCTGGCTGACGAAACCGGAGCCGCCCACCGCGCCGCTCACGAGTATATGGACGATCTGACCAAAAGCGTACTTGCAGAATTGATGGGTCAGTCAGAGGCCAAGAGCGCCACAGAGCGCGAGCAATGGGCCAGAGCGCACCAGACGTTCAGGGATCATCTGGCTAAGGTGGGAAAGTTCGCAAAGCTGGATTACGAATGGCGTCAAAGGTACGCCGCCGCCAATGCGAAGATGGAAGTCTGGCGCACACAGAACGCCAACGCACGGGCAGCAGAACGCGTCCGATAGCTCCCGCGCCTAGCCCTCTTCCATGATTGATAGAGGGGAGAGAGAAATAATCTCTGAGGGGTGTTGACCGGTACGCGGTACGGTGTATGTTGAGTCAACAAACGGAGAGACGCATGACATTCCAACTCGACACGACCGGCGCTGTTCAAAGCAGGCTTAGCCCGACCATTCTGCTGACATGGTCCGACCTATCGCCCTTCACGCAAGTCTATATCGAGGCGCTGTTTGCGGGCCTTGGAGCCGCTTTCCGAGACGGCGGCATTCACGCCTTCTCCGATCTCGCCCCGGCAACCCTCGCGCGGATCATAGCAGATTGTGAGGCGATGCTGAGCGTACATCGCGCCCTTCGCTTCGACGACTGTGACGACTCCGGAGCGGGTCGCGATTTCTGGGAAAATCGGCAAGGGGGGTTTCTGGTCGATTTCCCGCCCCTGACCGTCCAGATAGGCGACGACAGCAAGGTGAGGTTCGGGGCATGAACGATCCCACCAACGCAGAGCGTAAACGCCGCATGCGCCAGAAGAGAGCCAAGGAAGGCCTTACAGAGATAAGGGTGTGTTTGGACGAAGACCGCATAGAATGCCTGAACCAGCTTCAGCGCGGCTTGAATCTTAGTCGTCAGGAGGCGGTTAGCGCCGCTATCTGGGCCGCTTTTGTGGGAATGCAGCGATGATTTTGAGTCCCACTGATGCAGCCTTGGTCCTTATCCTGATGGGCCAGAGCGATACGTCGGCTATCCGTCCGTCTGAATACACAGCGGAAGGCGCACTAAGGATTGTTCAAGCGCTAAAGGCGCGAGCGAAGGAGGAGAGACAATGAAGGATTCAGAGCTTGTAAGGCTTGCCCTGATATACGCGGTTCAGGACCGCGAGGGGTTTTCTGAGTGCAGCAATGACGAGGCGGCAAAAGAGGCTGGTCGGTTGGCTAAGGCGTTTCGTGCATATCACAAGCGCAGGTTTGGTGGAGATTACATGACCGAGTTGGAGCGTGATGTTGCTCAAGCATCAGTCGTTTCAGTTTTCAGTCTTATGCGAGCGAAGGAGGAGAAGTGATGGCTTACGTTCAAGAGGTGCTGAACAAGGCGGCGGACCTGCTGGAGAAGCCGGGGGCGTGGACGCAGGGAGCGCTAGCTCGACTGAGCGACGGGACGCCGGTTTATAGCCGCAGTCTGTCGCAAGCTTCCTGCTATTGCATGGCGGGCGCGCTCTGGGTGGCCAACGGGTTTCGGTTTCCGGATGAGGCATTCGACGCCCTGCCTGAAGGCCCTAGAGGCGCGACCGGGTCGTGGAACGATGCTCCCGGCCGCACTCAGTCCGAAGTCGTTGAGGCCCTTCGCGCCGCCGCCAAGGCTGCGGGTGATAAGCCGACGACCTGACCACACGCTGGATGGGTATGGAGGTTACTGCAAGTAACCGGAATGAACTAAAAACCAATTCCAAAGGAGGAGAGAATGTCAGAGATGACGATGAGAGATCAGTTTGCGATTGAGGCGATGAAGTCGATCCTTGCGCGTCCCGGTACCCAAATGTCGTTTATCGACGCGCATCCGGATTCATTTGCGAAGAGCTGCTACGATCTGGCCGATATCTTCCTCCAAGCCCGTCAGGAGAAACCCAAGTGATGAAGGCTGTAGAGGAATACGAGTACGACGTGCTGAATGTCAGGCTCCCGCTTCTACCGGCGCTTCTGAACAAGCACGGCAAGGGCGGCTGGCGATTGGTTGAGACGCTCCGTCAGACCGAACACGACAACCTGATTGTCATCCTTGAACGAAAGTCCGCCAAATGACCGAGTGGAGAGACATCGAGAGCGCTCCGAAGGATGGGACCGAGGTTCTGGTTGAGTTGCGCCCTAAGGTGATCCGGCTTGGCTGGTATTTCAAACGATCAAGCCGAACCGAAGGGTGGTGTGACGAGAACGGAAAGCCGATCACCCCAGTGCGTTGGGCTCCGCTCCCTCGTGACTCCAATCCCCCAGAGGACAAGTGATGACCGAAGAGACGATGCTTACCAAGGCGGCCAAGGCCCTTCACGCAGGCTTCTTGGGCGATCCTTCCTTGACGATCTGGGAATACCTTGATGAAAAGGAATTGGGGTTCTGGCTAGGCCTCGCCAAAGCAGCCCTTGAGGCTATCAGGGAGGCAAGCCAAAAGGCGTATAACGAAGCTTGGGACGAGTCCGTATCTAACGAGTGCTGTACGCCAGAGATTGTTTGGAGCGCCATGATTGACGCAATCCTACAAGAGAGGGCTTAGGCCATGAATGAAGACGACGCTCTCATGGCTCTTATTGATCTGGTTTCGTGGTTTGATGTGCCGCGAATTTGCAATGGAAATGTTTGGCTGATCTCTGGCGACGCGGAAGAGGCTGTAAAACAGGCCAGAGAAGTTATTTCGAAGGCAACGGGAATTCCTATTGAAAAGGAAGGGCTTAGGCCATGAGCGAGCAATACGATAAACGCGTGATGATTATGAAGGACGCTCTTTTGAACTTTCAGGTCATATCTAGCCTGAAGTTGCCGAAGAAAACCCGGATAATCGGAACGAAGGAAGGGCACGAAATCCACAGACCTGATGGAATTTCGTATTTGGTAAATCCGATCCCGCACAAGGTGAAAGATTAGCCAACAGAGCCAGATAACAGTCTGGGTGGGTATGGAGTGAGCAAAGCGAACGGAATGAAACCCTGAACGTTTCCACCCAACCCAATAACAGGAGAGAGCCGCCATGGCCGTCCTTTTCACCGTTCTCGTTCTTCTCGGCTTCGTCCTGATGCTGGTGAGCAAACTATCACCGCCCCGTATGCCTGAATGGCCCGCGTGGGCCTGCTGGCTTGCCGCCTCGGTCCTTTGGGCTATTCCGAACCTCGGATGAATGCGTTAGACTGATCCAAACGGAGAACCTCAATGGCCGACTACGTCACGTCCAAGCCTATCACCATCCCGAAAGGAACGCGGATCGCTCATCCTGCGCCGCTCCCGAAGGAGCCGATTGAGTATGGCTCCGCGACGTTCGAAGCCAAGGTGGATGTTGAGGGCGGTATGCCTGACATGCATGTGCAGATTCCGTTCGACGCGGCACTGCGTGCTGGTCTGATCGAGGAAGCGGAGTGACTTTCACCGTCGCCGAACAGCCCAAGCGACTGATCCCATGTCTGGAGGACATTCAGACAGCCGGAGAGCTCGTCCAACTCCGCAAGGAGAACGAGGTCCTGCTAGGCGCAGTGGCCGTATGGGCTCAATCCATAAACGGCTTTATCCAGCAGGTCGAGGGATCGAACTTCACGGATCGCAACGACCACGCTATCGAACTCAACCAAGCCTATATCGACCTGAAGGCTCTTGTGCATCACGACGCATAGGGCTATCCATCCCTAGAGCCTCGCTGAACGCCTACGGGCAATCGGAGCGCTCACAGACTGAGAGACTACATGGACGGCCCCGGTCGCCCTCGCCTTTATCAAGACCATGAGTCCTTTGCCTCCAAGGCCGAGGACTATTTTCGTGTCTGCGAGGAGCGTGGAAAGATGCCGACTCTTGCTGGTATCTCGTTGCATCTAGGGTTCGACGACAGGGAGTCGTTCAGCAACTACGCCAGTTACGGTGAAGATTATTCCCGCACTATAAAAAGGGCGCGGCTTCTGATCGAGGACGACAGGAACCAGAGGTTGGCAAACCCCGGCTGCACCGGCGTCATATTCGACCTGAAGAACAATCACGGCTGGAAAGACAAGACGGAGCAGGAGTTGACCGGAGCAGAGGGCGGCCCAATCGCTGTCACGTCCATCCGCCTGAAGGGGCCGGACGAATGATTGGTTACACGGAGGCTAATGAGGTCTTTGAGTGGTGGTCTCCGGTAACGGAGGAGCAAGTCAATGACCTTTACGCTCGCCGTAGCGAGCCGGGGCAGAGTTACTATCTCGGCAAGTTCGGCGAGGAGCCCCTGCTTTGGCACAGGACGGCGGAACGGTAGCGCCTGACGCTCGTTTCACCGAAGGCCAGCCAAGGAGATTCCAGCCATGACCAAACCCAAGGAAGACGTAAGCTACGACGAGGCCAAGCGCATCGTTGAGGAACATGAGACCGGCAAGGTGAACGCAACCGAGACTGATCCGTCGTCGGGCATCGTGATGAAGGCTCAGAAGTTCGATCCGAGCGTTCTGACTTATGATCCCAAGGACGTTGAGCAGGACGAGGAAGTCCGCAAGCGCGCCGAGAAGGAGCGCAAGGAAGCTGAGAAGTCTGACAAGGCCTGATTGCCTTCCGAGACCGAGAAGCGCCCCCGTTGCTCTAATCGAGCGGCGGGGGTATTTCTTTGCGCATGACCGAACACGTCGTCCGCATCCCCAAGAAGCTTATCCCGCTGTTCTCCAAGCGGTCGAGGTACAAAGGAAGCAAAGGGGGTCGTGGGAGCGGCAAAACCCGCACGTTCGCCTTGATGACTGCCGTGTATGGGGACATCGCAGCGTCCGAGGGCAAGAGCGGTGTGATCCTCTGCGCCCGTGAGTTCCAAAACTCTCTGGACGACTCGTCCTTTGCAGAGGTTGTCACAGCGATCAAATCCGACCCCTACCTTGTCACGCGGTGGGAGATTGGTCGCCAGTTCATTAGGCACGTATCGGGCCGCGTCGAATACGTGTTCCGTGGCCTGCGTCATAACGTGGAGAGTCTGAAGGGCCTTGCCCGCATTCTGCTGGCCTGGGTCGATGAGGCTGAGCAGGTGTCTGAGCCTAGCTGGGCTGTGCTGATCCCCACTGTTCGTGAGCCAGAGTCCGAGATTTGGCTGACGTGGAACCCGGAGAGCGAGAAGTCCGCCACGAACAAGCGGTTTGTGGAGAACGCGACGCCAGACATTCAGATCGTGGAAATGAATTGGAGGGACAACGAGTGGTTCCCCGACGTGCTGAACGAAGAGCGTCTGAGGGACATGGACGCGCGCCCTGACGACTACGGGCATATCTGGGAGGGCGAATACAAGGTTGCGTTCCAAGGGTCGTATTACGCTCGCTTCCTGACTGAGGCAGAGACGCTCCAGCCGAGGCGCGTTACAACGCTATCCAGAGATCCTCTGATGACCGTTAGGGCCTATTGGGACATTGGCGGGACCGGAGCGAAGGCAGATGCGACGGCGATCTGGATTTGCCAGTTCGTGGGTCAGAACATCAACGTTCTGGATCATTATGAGGCTGTAGGTCAGCCGCTGGCTACGCACGTCAACTGGCTGCGCAAACAAGGATGGGAGGAGGCCCTGTGTGTTCTCCCCCATGACGGCATCAACCACGAGAAGATTTACAAGGTGACGTATGAGTCGGCCCTGAGGGAGGCGGGCTTTCAGGTTCGGACGATCCCCAATCAAGGCGCTGGCGCTGCAATGATGCGTGTCGAGGCGGTCAGGCGTCTGTTCCCTCGCATCTGGTTTCAGGATGAGACCACGAAGGCGGGCAGGACGGCTCTGCGGGCTTACCGGGAGAAGTGGTCGGAGGATCGCAACATCGGTCTTGGCCCTCTCCACGATTGGGCCTCAAACTCGGCGGATGCATTCGGTCTGATGGCGATTGATTGGGAAGAGCCTCGCGTTCAGAGGAAACAAAAGGCCGGTCGGTACGCTTCCGCCGGGGGTTGGATGTCCTGAGCGGCAAACTCTTGCACGAAACGCCTAAAAGGGCGTAGATAGGCGCAACAATATTCCGCGCTGGAGCCGTTTATGTCTGTCATTGGCAAGTCCTTGAAGGACACAACTCCGGTAGAGGTCGCTCAGCCGGTAATGATGGTGAATGCGGCGGGCGCTCAAGTCGCTCCGGCGGCCGCCAACTCTGACGGCTCTGTGAACCAAGGCGGTGTGAACGGTACGGGCAGGGCTACGGCAGCAAACCCTGCCGCTACTCGTGATTACGGATCGGCAACTATTGCGGCTGGGCAGGTTTCGGCAGGGACCACTTCAACGCAGATCGTTGCGGCCCGCTCGGGTCGTATGGCCGTGACTATTGTGAACGGCGGAACCAATGACGTTTTCATTGGCGTTACTGGCGTGACGATCACTACCGGGGTTCTTCTTCCCGGAACGAAGGGGGCGAGCGTAACCATCCCCACGCAAGCAGCAGTGTTTGGTGTTGCTGCCGTAGCTCAGACCGTTTCCTTTATCGAGACGTTCTGATGGCGGACCAATCGCTTAGCTCGCCGGGGGTTACTCCGGATCAGATGGCGCAAGCTATTGCCGCCGCTATTGCAGGGCTTCCTGCTGCTGCTACCTCGTTCGTAGCCAACGGCGCGTACATGCCGGTGAACACGCTTCTGAGCACCTATCCAGCGAGTTCCGCCTATATGGGCCAGTACGCCCGTGTGAATGATCTTTGGGGCTCGGTTCGCACGGTAATGACGTGCGAGTACGACGGGAGTCTTTATTACTGGCGTCCGCAGCGAACGGACTACGCAACCCGCAACTCGTCCACCCAAGGTGCGATCACTCTGACCCCGCTCCTGACGAGCCCCCAACT